ACAGCACAGAATTATATTAAATTTATGGGTGCAAGTGGTAATATAACAAAAGGTGAATTTACAGTTTATGGAATAACAGAATAGAAAGGAGGTAAATATGTCTATTTATAAAACTAAAATGGTTAATGGTAAGGAAGTAGAATTAACTGCTACAGAAATATCCGAGCTTGAGAAACGAGATAAAGAATGGTCTGACGGAGAATATGATCGTCTTATGGCTAGTATTCGTCAAGAAAGAACTGCCCTTTTAATTGAATGTGATTGGATGGGAATGTCAGATTTAACTATGTCTGCTGATTGGAAAACTTATAGACAGAAGTTAAGAGATATAACTAAAGATGTAGATACAGTAGATAAAGCTAAAGCTGTAACTATGCCAGAGAAACCTAAATAAAGAAAGGAGAAACAATGCCAGGACATTATGGAAAAAAAAAGAAAATGATGGATAAGAAAAAAAAGAAAAAGTGATATGAGCAAACTTACTAAACGACAAGAGGATACTCTTAAAAAACATAAGAAACATCATTCGCTAAAACATATGAGGATGATGCGAACCTTGATGATGAAGGGAGATTCTTTTTCTACTGCACATAAGAAGGCACAAAAAGAAGTTGGTAAGTAATGCGAAGTAAAAGAACATTGATGCGAAAGTTTGATCCTGTTCCCAAGACGAAGGGTGGTGTTCCAAAGAAGTATGTATCTGGAGCTAAGAACCCAAAGGCAAGGGAAGCAGAGATAAAAAGAACTGCCAGACTTTATAGGCAAGGCAAACTGACACCAGCAATGATGGATAAAATTAGTAAACAAAGGAGTAAAGGATAATAAAATGCCATTCAGTAAATATAGTCCAAAACAAAAGAAGTTAGCTGCGGTTGCAAAACCCAGAAACAAAATAACAGGAGCTGATCTTGCAAAACTAAGGAAGAAAAAGAAATGAGTAAATACTCAAGCATTCCAGGAGCGTCAAGGTTTGGTAAATCAACACTCGATAAGGTATATAGGCGCGGGCTTGGAGCTTACTATAGTAGCGGGAGTAGACCGAAAACTTCAGCACACGCCTGGGCAATGGGAAGAGTAAAATCTTTTGTATCAGGTAAAGGCGGAGCAAGAAAAGCGGACAAAGATTTGTTGAGAAAAAAATAGTATAAACGATAGAAGATAGGATTATGGTAACTAAAGCAGATAAGAATGAAGCGAGAATATCTAAGCATGAAGAAGTATGTTTGGAACGCTACAATAATATCCATGAAAATATTGGAGATCTAAAATCTAGAATCAAAAGATTAGAAACAATTATCATGGGTAATACTGTTGCTGTGGTAGTGGCTTTAATTTCTATCTTTATGAAAGTGTAAAATGCTTGATCCATTATCCGCATACGCTGCTTGTAAATCAGGAATAGCGTTGATTGAACAGGGAATCAAGACAGGAAAAAAAATACATGACCTTGCGAGTAGCGTATCCAAATGGGCAAACGCTGAAAGTTCTCTTGATGTTCATGCAGCTAACAAAGGCAAGGGTGGGATGTTATCAAAGTTAGGACTCTCATCAATAGAAGAAGATGCTATGGCAGCATACCTTCGTAAAAAAGAAATCAAAGAAAAGAAAGATCGTCTGCGAGAAATTTTTTTATTGTATGCCGACAATGGTTTACAGGAATGGGAGAACCTTCAAGCAGAGATCGGGAGATTGCGAAAAAGAAAGAAGGAACAACTACGACGAGAGATGGAAGAACGAGAACAGATCAAGAAAGCTATTGGCATAGGTGTACTTGTTGTCCTGGTATTATTATCTGTGGTAATATACGGAAAGATATTCAAATGGTTTTAACTAAGGAGGTAAAATGTTTCAAGCACTAATAGGTCCAGTTACAGGATTGCTCGATAAATTTATAGAGGACAAAGATCAAAAGAATAAGTTAGCACATGAGATTGCAACGATGGCTGACAAACATTCTCATGAGATTGCGAAAGCTCAGATCGAAGTTAACAAAGAAGAAGCAAAGTCAAGGAGTTGGTGGATTGCTGGATGGCGACCCGCTTGTGGCTGGATCTGTACTCTAGCTATGGGTTATCATTTTATTATACAACCATTCTTAATATTTTTTCTAGCATTGTTTGGTATGAAAATGGATTTACCAAGTTTTGATATGGATACTTTGATGACAGTTTTGTTAGGTATGCTGGGATTAGGAACGCTCAGAACTGTAGAGAAATCAAAGAAACTTACTAAATAGGAGGATGTATGTTTAGTTTTTTAAAAAAAATATTTGTCAAACCTAAGAAGAAATTAAAGATAACTCATTTACAGATCATGACAAAAACTGAGTTAGAAAAATTAGGTAGAAAGCATGGCATAGAATTAGATCGGAGATTTCGTAAGAGTGATCTGGTCGAAACTTTATTTAAACATTTGAAAGATAAATAATATGTACGATAAATTAAAAGACAGAATAAAAGTCCATGAAGGATTTAGGAATTATTGCTACAAAGATTCTCTGGGTAAAAGAACTGTGGGGTGGGGGCACCTTTGTAGATCTGATGAGAACTGGGAAGATGATGAACAGTACGATATAGAAATTTTGGAAGATTGTTTTGAATCAGATTTCAATGATGCACTCAAGGGAGCTGAGGATCTTATTGGATCAATACCCTTGTTACCAAAAGCAAAAGAAGTAATTGTTGAGATGGTATTTCAGTTAGGTAAAGGTGGTGTCAGTAAATTTAAAAAGATGTGGGAAGCATTAGCCAAAGAAGATTACGCTGAAGCTGCTAATCAAATGCTCGATTCTAGGTGGCATAAACAAACCAAGTCCAGAGCAGAATCATTAGCAACTATCATGCGCGCGCTTGCTTAATCAAGAAGTCTGATTGATCTCCCCTTCCCTCGGACACGTTCAATCTTTTGTAACTGCTCCAATCTTTTTAGTGAGAGTTGAACTGCCGACAAAGTTTTATGTTTGAAATGTTCTTTGATTTCAATTTGTGAGGGTGCAAACTTTTCTCGTTCCATATATTCTTTTATGAAAGCAAGAACCTTCTGACTAAGTGGTGTAAAATTTTTATCCATTTTTAAAATTCTCAAACTTAGTTGTTAATTCATCGTAGGTTTTTTTGTGCGAATCTTTTAATTGATTCATAACTTTTTCATTTACCTTAAATGCTTTCTCGATAGTTTTAACTTTCTCCTTTTTATCTTTATCAGGATTATTAATTATTACTAACATCAGGTCATTGAATGTAAAAGCGAGTGTTTCCAAAGAGTCATGATGCTTTTCTTTGTCGCCTGGTAGCACTAGCGTGTAGACGGGAGGATTAGACTCGTCAATAACCTTTAATATATCTTGAGTACTAGGAGTCATCTTCCCTTGCTTTTGCTTACTGACGGCTCTCTGTGGGAGATCTTCTACCTCGGTTTCATCTAAAAATCCACCGAGTCCACAAATTGATAGCGTTAATCTTCTTTTTGCTTTTGTTACTGCTTTGAGCATGGCATTACCGAGAGCTTCTCCTCGAAGTCCTTGCACATTTGCGAAACCCATGTCCGCATCTTGTCGTCCAGATCGATCCGATCCTTCCACAATAACTGTCAACAAACCATTATCTATTTTTTGTTCTTTGATTGTAATACTAATCTTATGAAGTGATCGTAATTGATCGGTACAATTTTTAGTTGCATACAAAGTTTGTTTATTATTGAGAACAATGTAATCAAAAGGTTTGGTTAATGGATTGATACCTATACTTTCACACACATTTTTATAATAGATTAATTTATCTTGATCCGACAAGGTTCTAAGATCTCCTTTTAATATTACTTGTTGTAATTGATTTGCTAATTCATTCATTACTTATCTCCTTTACTGTAAGTTTTTCATATTGACTTGCGGGTTTTGCTGGAACAATTCTTTCAACTGTGGCTTTTCGAGTTATTAATTCACAGGCTATTTGTTTCTCTCTGATCTTTACATAACTAGCATTCTCTTGTTTAAGAATAGATTTGATAGCGTTGGCGAGTTGATCTTTTGTAGTTGTCCAGCGTTCTATTTCATCCTTGGCAAGATCATAGTCGTTGGTAAGTTTGGTTAAACCTTTGTCATCATTCGACCAATCAGAATAAACTTTCTCTGTTGATTCAGCTATGACAGGATAAGGCGTACCCTTTTCCACTCTTCGCCAAAAATCTTTGACCCGTTCAACAATTTTTTTCTGTATTTGTTTATCAGATTCAAACACAAACATCTGCATTTTCAAACGAGGACCAAGGTGTCCGATTACACCCCACTTAAATCCTGTTACTAACATCTGTGTTTGCAGTTGTAGAATGTGATCGTAGGTTACATGGTCGTTATAACCTTGAGTTTTTATTTCACACACACCCTCGCCAGATAATGTAAACGTCTTACCCGTTTGCGGATCATCATACTGTATTGGTTCTCCTTCTATTGTTAGTACACCATCAAGCGATGCTGCCATTTTATATTTAGATAAACGATAAGCATCAATGGGTTTGCGAAATGTAACAGAACCAGAATCAGTACACAGACTATCGAGTTGATCGGATACCCAATGGGCGATTCCATCTTCCAGATAGTTACCTCGATCCTTGGCATTTTTATTTTGTTTACTTTCCAAATGTACTATATCTGGATTACACCTTATTTCCATAAACCTATAACGAAGTTGTTCTCTTGTGTTTCCGAAATCGTCTTGTCCAATTACTATCAATGGAACTTTAGATGCACCGACTTCATATCCGTCTTTACTAAATTTATTTTTAGGAGTTGTCATGAGCTACCTCCATAAAGATTGCTGCACATTGATCATCAATGGCACAAGTAAACACAAATAAAAAATAAAAAAAAACAAGCATCAAGACCGCTGAAATAGTTATCTGCAATAGATCTTTCATGCCTGTATCGGTAATAAAATTAAATAGTTGTTTCATATTATCTCCTAGTGAAGTGTTGATATTCTATCTAAAGCTCTCTTAACTGTGGAAGCACTCCAACTACAACCCCTCGCAGTTTTTATGTTACGAACATTTAGATAATTAGCCATGCCAAGTAAGGACTTGGAATGATTCTTTGCATCGTTAAGATGAATCTGAACTTTGGATAAATTATTTATAGCCTTTTGTTTCAGAGCTTCGGTTGCTTTTGCTCTTGCTTTATCCATAGAGTTATGCACACCGAGTTTCGTCATCTTACGATTTGTGGATTTAGTAATGTAATAACCTTTTTCAGCAATAGAAGTTTTCATCTCTAAACATTTTTCTTTTTGCTTGACAGATAAATCTCTTCTGTATTGGTCAGAAAAAATCGCATTGACACCAAACATAACTCTATTTTTATCTTTAGTTATCTCTGGATTATTACACACCACTAAATTAAAATTTTTATTATCTCTAAACTTCATCATGTCATAGTCTAGACGACCTAACCTGGACAAGTCAGCAGCTAGAATCGTTGTGCCTTTTGGTGCAGTTTTAAGAACAGAACCTAGTTTCGGTCTGTCAAGAATAGGCACTCCACCTGAAGTACCTATCTCCTCTACAAACTCCACGTTGTCTGTAATGTTATTACGATTGATGTAATCATTGATGATAAACTTTTGTCTATCAATATCTGATTGGTCATTACTTAATCTTATGTATGCTACTATCATTATGTTTCCTTTCATTTATTAAAATTAGTTCATCCAACCATCGTAATAAGAAACATCTTCAATACCTTGTTCTTTAAGGAAATCCAATGCTACTTGTACTGATTTTTGTGCAGATATGTTACCTTGTACCCAATTACATGGAATAATTGTTCTTTGTTTTGGTGTTCTACATTTAGGAGCTACATACCAAACTTGTAAACCTTTACCGCCTGTACAAGTTCCTTCATCTTTACCACCCTGTCTTTTCCACTCGTCATGCCATTTAAGATGAGCTAACTCTAAGTATTCTCTTACTTCTTCTAGGTCTTTTTTCTTGTAAACAGTAACAGATTTCTCATCGTTACTATAAACTTTCATTTTCTTTGGACCTGTTTTTTTTGAATCATTAATTACGTTTACATCCTTTTTGTTGATATTTATTGGATACCGATTATCATCGTCTAATTCAACTAATATCCAATCAGTTCTTTTATGCCATTTATGTTTGAACACACCAGCATCTATCATTTTGTTACCTAAATCATTCTCTTTTAGAATAGCATCAGTAAATTCTTTATCATTTTGATCACCAGGATTTCGGTTATAAAGAGTAGAAAGAATATGAACCTGTTGATGAGCTTCTAAATAATTTCTAATCAAGTCATTGTTTTTTGTACCACTTATAATTATACAATCGGATGTATCTCCCATACCCCCTTTTGCACAATCACCACTAATTGCTAGTAATCCATATTTATATTCCATTGTTATGTTTCCTTTCTTTTGGCTTCATTGCCATTAGGTAAAAATACCTAGTATCTTATTTATAGTATTATGCTATATAGTTGTCAATAGGGTAGATGTAACATTTTTCATGTTTCCTGTTATGCCTACCTTTTATTGGTGGAAATATAGGGAGAATTGGTTCAGCCACGAGATCTGATTCTCCCTTTTGGTAAGGAGAAAAAGCAATGGAATATATATTTACAATAATCTTGGCACTTAACATAGCCAACCCAGACAATCTAAAGTTTATCAATGCGACAATCGAGAACAATAAAAAGTATGAATGTGAATTTAAATGGAAGGGCATATCGCCTGTCATTGATCGACCCGCTATCACATTATTTGGCTACACCGCCTTCAAACAGGAGTGTAAATGATGCGACAACTTAACATTCGTATTGATGAAAAGACGTACGAAAAACTAAAACACCAATCAAAGACACAGAGAATATCGATGAACAGACTTGTCGATCACTTTGTCAGCGAGGGAATAAAAACCTCGAATGTACTCAAGAAAGTTATAGGTCAATGATCGAACCATTCATTATAACCTTTTGGGTGGAATTGCATGGTCGGTTATATCACAAACGATTGAGCAGATCGTTCAATGATTGTGAAGCAGTAGTAGAAAAATTGTACAAAGAGTTCGAGGACAAGGAAGAAAAATTAATCGCAGTTAAGTGCGATACCTTCATGGATTATCGCCATAAATACGATCTGTTTGGACGACCCAGAGGGGATATATGATGAAGCAAATTATAAATGATCAAGGAATAATTGTGGATGAGCATGGCGTACCCATAAAAGATCATAAGGGAAAAGAAATTTTAGTGCCTTTGGAATACAGATATCACTATCAGATCTATGAGAAAAAGAATGAGTAAGTATAAGAATATCGTTACTACAATCGATAACATTCGGTTTCACTCAAAGAAAGAAGCGAACCGCTACCGAGAGTTATGTTTGCTTAATAAATCTAAAATCATATCCGACCTGGAGCTGCAACCCAACTTTAAAATCACAATCAATAATAAATTTATCTGTAATTACAAGGCGGACTTTGCCTACAAACAGGACGGAGAAGTAGTCTACGAAGATGTAAAAGGATTTAGAACACAAGTCTATAAACTCAAAAAGAAACTTACCGAAGCTCAATACAACGTAACGATTAAAGAAATATGAAACATTATATTCAATGCACAGTGTGTAAACACAAGAAATATTATGAAACAAAAGACCAAATACTTAGTGAACTTCGCATGATCCCCTCTTCCAATCATAGAGTTATCTGCGATCAATGTCATAATGAAGGACGATCACATGGGTAAAGTCATTATGTTTCCAAAACAATTTGTGCATTGCCACATCTGTAAAGAAGTAGATTACGAATGCGATAAGGAATGTTACGAACAATTCTGTCAAGAACGTAATATAAATATTCACTCGGTTTGTTTTATCTGTCCTGAATGTGCAGAGAAATCACTCAAGAATGTAAAACAAATACCCTCTAGAACGGAATATAAGAGTCGTCAGGCAACAAAAGAGGTGCGACATATACATAACTACTCTGGAGAACTTCCTTGCGATACAGAGAAACATCATGAATAGAAATAGTGAAACCTATCAATTATTAGCTACCGAAGCTGTGGAGTTTTTATATTGGTGTATGCATGATCAAAAGTTAAACATCAAACAAATACAAAAAAGATATCTTAAAAAAGAATTTGCTTGTCTGAGCTATGGTGGATTGTTACAACAACTCATCAACGATCATGTCAAAAGCTACGAAGCAATAGCAACCAAAGAACTTAAAGAATCGGATTATGTCTAACCTCGCCATGAATAAACCAACAGATTACGAAGAAAAAAGAAGAAGAAAGATTCTCAGTAACGGAAAGCATGACGTAGTATCTATCTATCAAGGAGGACCATTCACAGTTGTTCCCAGACGAGCATTGAACGATAAACGTATCTGTCGTCATCCCCAAACATACCTGGTGTTATCCGTATTGTGTTCTTGTGCAGATAATTATACAGGAGTCTGTTTTCCGACCTACGAGTACATCGCCAGACAAACACAAAGCAATAAAGGGAATATCTCAAAAGCTATTAATAAACTCATGGATTGGGGATACATCAAACGACTGCGCAAAGGATCACCACTCTATCAAAATGTCAAACATAAATCATCTATCTATAGAATATTATATGATCCATTAGCATCCGATAATGAGGTGAAATCAAACGCTCTCAACAATGATCCTAATCGACAAGTAATAGAACAAAATGAAACAATAAAACACCTGGAGAAACACATGAAAAAAGATGAAAGAAGTTGTTCTAAGGACAACACAAATGTTGTTATAAAGACAACTAAATCTAGACTAATAGAACTAGACTCAGTTAATAATAATAAATATAGCTCTATGTCAAATGAAGTAAATGAAATGGAACTGATGAAGTTATTCAAGGAAGTACATTATGAAATCTATCAATCTCAATTCAGCCCAGATAGAAAAGATTGGGAACAAATGACCAAGATCATGTCCTACAAAATACCAAGTAAGATTCTCATGGAAACAATTAAAAGAGTGTTATTGAAGTTTCAGAATAAGAAACAGAAGCTGCCCACTTATCCTTTAGCGTTGGTACTGAGTATGTTAGATGAGAAGGAGGGAACATCGATGGATATTGTCAAAGACCTTGCAAAGAAACTGAAGAGGATGAAGAGATGAATAAATTTAGCAAACCTAGACTTGACTCTAGAAATGCAAAAAAAAATTATATGCATTACGCTGACTCTACGCTAGAAAAAAAAAGTGTTTGCCTAGCAGTGCGTATAGTGGGGGGTGGGGGTGCGTATAGTAGTAGGGGTATCCCACAAAAATATTTTTCAACTTTTAACCAGGAGCTTTTATGAAAGAAAAAATGAATATCACTTGTCCTCGCAATGGTAAGGACGGGAAAACTATTTGGCATACGATTGGTACTGCTTTTAAAAATGAGAAAACGGGTGGCTGGGATTTGCTATTTAACTCCCTTCCCTTACCTGAGATGAACGATCGGGGGCAGTTAGTAACGAGAGCGATGTTACTTAAACCGAGAGAAAATACGAATGAACAACCTTCGCCAAACTCGCAGAGGTTTCCGAGTGATATGGATTACTAAATGGTGAAACGTGTTCTTCCTAATCTCAAGAACTTTGCTTCTGTTCGTCAGATTAAACGAAGGATCAAGGGTAGTGAAGTTATTTATCAGAATCGAGAAGCGTTAGCGCAAGAGCTGATTAATTTGGGTACTGCGAATATTACGGACATTGTATCTTGGGATAAGGACGAAGAAGGCAAGACGATTACTGAGGTCAAGGACATAAAGGATATACCGAAGTCAGCGTTGGGTGCGATCAAGAGGATTCGTATTTTACAAGATGGCACGTTAGATATTGAGATGATTGATAAGGTGAGAGTGTTGCAGATGTTAGCAAAGTCGGCTGGTTTGTTGGATGCAGAACAAGATGCGGATAAACCAGCGGTGATTGATATTAAGATGGTAGGACCAAAAGATGACAACTAACATACCAGGATTAAAACTTGACTTTAGCAAATCGCCTACGATCTGGAAGTTTCTTAATGACAAAAGCTTTGTAAGGGGACTGATCGGACCTGTCGGTTCTGGGAAATCTTATAGTTGTGCTGCGGAAATTTTCAAAAGAGCGATACAACAAAAACCAAGTCCAAGAGATGGAATAAAATATACTCGGTTTGTTATTGTTAGAAACTCATATCCGATGTTAAAAACCACCACGCTGAAAACGTGGCTTGAGTTATTTCCAGAACATATCTATGGTCCTGTTCATCATTCGCCACCCATAACACACCACATCAAACTTCCCTCCAGAGATGGAGCTGCGGGTATAGATTGCGAAGTTATATTTTTGGCACTCGATCAACCCAAAGACACAAGAAAATTATTATCACTAGAAATTACGGGTGCTTGGATCAACGAATGTAGAGAATTGCCAAAAGCTGTTATTGATGGAACTACTCACAGAGTCGGACGATATCCAAGCAAAGAAGATGGCGGACCAACGTGGCGTGGTGTTATTTTAGATACCAACCCTCCTGACGATGATCATTACATTTATCGTTTATCGGAGAAAGAACCACCGAGAGGAAAGTTTGCCTGGAAATTTTTTAGACAACCGCCAGGCGTATTTGAAGCGAAAGACGTTCCCAAAGAAATGCCTGAAGCTCAAGGATTTGTTTTTGGTGGTGGTAAATGGTGGCAAACTAATCCAAAAGCAGAAAATTTAAATAATCTTCCCGTTGGCTATTACGAACAATTATTAGGCGGAAAGAATCTCGATTGGATTCGTTGTTATGCAGAGGGCAAGTTCACTTACGTTCAAGAAGGCAGACCCGTTACACCAGAGTTTGATGATTCGACCATGACCGAAGATTGTGAAATTTTAGATGGAGTGCCTGTACAAATAGGTCTAGATTTTGGTTTAACACCAGCCGCAGTGTTCGGTCAGCGAGATCATAAAGGTGTATGGAGAATCATTCATGAAATTGTAACTTACGATATGGGATTAGAACGCTTTGCTATTTTACTCAAAGAAGATATAAATCGATTTTTTCCTAAACATGATATTGTCGTATTTGGTGATCCAGCGGGTAGCCAGAGATCAACCTTGAATGAAGATACTTCGTTCGATCATTTAAAAACACATGGCATTATTGCTAAACCCTGTGCGACTAATAATTTTAAAACCAGACGAGAAGCACTCGCCATGCCGATGACCAGATTGATTGATGGTAAACCAGGCTTTAGAATAGATCGTAAATGTGTTCGCTTGAGAAAATCACTAGCGGGTGGTTATCATTTTAAACGAGTGGCAATCGGTGCTGGGCAAGAACGCTTTAAAGATACACCGAATAAAAACGAACATTCGCATATTGGCGATGCGGCTCAGTATTGTTTACTCGGTTCTGAATATCGAACTATGACTAGAGGAAAGTCCAGACAGTTACAACCAATGGTAGCCAAGATAGACTTTGATCCGTTAGCCTGATGTTTACAACCATAGAACTAAATCACGCTTTGCGACTCGATGGAGAGCATAACAAACTTGTTCCGTTTCATTACACCCATTTAAAATTTATGGATTATCGAGAAGCAGAAAAAAAATTGTTTGAAAGTTTTCATGATTATTCAGAACGGATCAAAACCTATCCGATACAAGGATTATCATTCTCTGGTATGGTGGGAAAAAAGATTGTCTGTTGCTTTGGTTTGCTACCCATCTGGGAGGGTGTGTACGAAGCATGGCTAATACCATGTTTGCAAATAGGCGAACATAAATTTAAATTTCATAAAGCAAGTCTTAGATTTTTTAACTACGCTGCCAAGAAACTAAATATTCATAGATTACAGATAAATGTGAGTAGGTATAATTACCTAGCATACAAATGGGCGTTGGCATGTTACTTTCTGGAGGAAGGTATTTTAAAAGAATATGGTCCAGACAAATCGGATTATTTTATGATGAGTCGGTTGTTTGGTAAAACGAAAAAGGAGTAGACATGGGCGGAATATTTTCAAGACCAAAAGCACCAGCACCACCACCAGGTCCGAGTCAGGCAGAACTCGATGCAATAGCTCGTAGAGAAAAACTAGCAGAAGAAGAAAAAGCAAGACAATCAAGAGAAATAGCTGCTCGTAAACGATCAAGAAAAAGAGGTGCGCAAGGTTTAATGACAGCATTTATTAGTCGTACTCCAGAAGAGGATCAAGGTCAGAACACATTAGGACCGAGAAGTTCAAGATAATGAAAAAAAAATATATAAGAAACCCAAAGAAAAGAGAAGATCAAGATGCCCGAAGTAATGTACAAAAGTAATAACAAGATGATGAAAAAAAGTTTTCCGTACAACGCTAAAGGTGTTATGGAAGCCAAGAACTTTGCTAAAATGACAGGCGGTAAAATGAAAATGTCTGTCAACGAATCTCGTATGAAGTATGCTAAAAAAACATAAGAATCCAAAAGGAGGACTAACCGAAGCGGGAAGAAAATTTTTTAAACGAAAAGAAGGATCTAATTTAAAACCAGGTGTTAAAGGTGCAGCCAATACACCAGAAAAGATGCGAAGAAAAGGATCATTCTTGAGTCGGTTTTACGGGCGGTCTGACCTTCCCCCATTTAAAAAACCAAACGGAGAACCGACTCGGTTTGCACTAGCCGCAAGAGCTTGGGGAGAGTCTGCTCCAACCAATGCTCAAGCAGCTAGAAAATTAGCAAGTAAAGGAAAGAATTTATTAGAACGATATCAAAATACTAAGAAAGCATAATGACAAAAACAATTAACATGACATACGACCAATTTATAAAATCAAGTGATAAAGGGTTTAGAACCACATTTAAAAAAATGGGGTTGTTAGGTGAGGTGTTCTTAACGGGGAATGGTGGGTCAGGTTATAAACGTATGTTTGAAAATTATAAAAAAGATGTGCAAAACAAAATTAGAACAAACCAAGTTAGATTTGTAGGATCAAGTCCTCGATCAACAACTAGAAACCCAAGATCAAAAAGACGATCATTAATGAATAGAGCATCATGAATAAATTAACACCAAAACAACTTAAATCAAAATACGATAAAACCAATACCCATAAGGATAATTGGCGATCCATATACGAAGATGCTTACAGATATTCGCTGCCCATGAGAAACCTACATGACGGATACTATGATGGCGATGTTCCTGGTCAAGATAAAATGTCCAGAGTGTTTGATTCTACTGCGATTGATTCTACACAAAAATTTGCCAATCGTTTACAATCAGGACTATTTCCACCCGCAGCTCGATGGTGTCGTCTAATACCAGGATCAGAAATACCAGAAGAACGAAAAATAGAAACCCAACAAATCCTCGATAGCTATGCTGATCGTATGTTCGATATTATGCGACAATCTAATTTTGACGCGGCTATGGGCGAATTTCTTCTTGAGCTTGCTATTGGTACCGCAGTCCTTCTTATAAATCCAGGCGATGAAGTAACCCCTATTCGCTATACTGCTGTACCAACATTCTTAATTACATTTGAAGAAGGACCATTCGGAACTGTCGATAAAGTATATCGTAGAATGAAACGTCCGTATGGTGTATTAGATCAAGAGTTTCCTGACATAAAGATTCCACAAGATATGAAACAAAAATACACCAACCGAGAAGGTGAGATGGTGGAACTGATTGAAGGTACATACTACGATAAAAACACAGGCAGATACCATTATCAGATTATTGATCGAGGAGGACAAAACGAACTTGTCTATAGAGATCTTAAATCATTTCCTTGGGTTATTGCCAGATACATGAAAGCAGCAAACGAAAGATATGGTCGAGGTCCTGTTCTGACCGCACTACCCGATATAAAAACTTTGAATCGAGTATTAGAGCTGACACTAAAAAATGCTTCGCTAACTATTGCGGGTGTATATACTGCGGTTGATACAGGTGTAATAAATCCCAATAGTATTAACCTCGTACCTGGTGCGATCATACCTGTCAACTCAAACGGAGGTCCTAGAGGAGCAGACTTACAACCCTTACCCAGATCAGGAGATCCACAGTTAAGTCAGATTATAACAAACGATCTTCGTATGAACATAAAGAAAATTTTACTCGATGAATCCTTACCACCAGACAATATGTCGGCTCGAACTGCTTTAGAAGTAGCGGAGCGAATGAAACAATTATCACAGAATCTAGGTTCTGCATACGGACGCTTGATAAATGAAACGATGTATCCGATTGTTAGAAGAACTCTAGAGGTTATGGATGGACTCGGTATTATTCAACTACCACTCAAGGTCAATGGATTGCAAGTGAAGGTTCAGCCTATAGGTGAAATAGCCATGGCAAGTAATATGACAAAAGTAAATCAGATTATGCAGTATATTCAGATCGCATCAAGTCTAGGTCCTACAGGACAAATGACATTTAAGATTGAAGAGGTTGCAGACTTTATTGCAGATGCAATGGCAGTTCCAGCGTCAATCCGTACTACGTTTGAAGAACGACAACAGATGCAACAAGTCATGGCGGAACAAGCTCAAGCTCTAGCTCAACAACAGATGCAACAAGGTATGATGAATGAAACCCAACAGCAAGCAGCAACAAACGATCAATAGCCCTGGTTGGGAGGGATTAGATGCAATGCCTAATCCTAATGCAAGGATCGAACCGACCGAACTCGATAAATTATATCAACAAGTATTTTCCACCGAACAAGGTCAGAAGTTACTCGACCACTTACAAAAAACCTATCTTGACGTACCGACATGGACACCAGGATATGACAACTCATTTGGCTATTTTAGAGATGGTCAAAACTCTGTAATTAGAGAAATTATTTTAAAATTAAGGAGAGCTAGAAATGGATGAAGTCCAAAACCAAGAAGAAGTAAAAACTGAAGAAACAACAGAACAACCAGCAGAAGGATTAATGTCGAATGCCACACTTGAAAAAGAAGAAACCACTCAAGATGAAGGTATGGCAACGAAGTCAGCAGATCAAGTTGTTGAAGGTGAAGATTTAGAGAATGTTGAATTTGAAAGACCTGATTATTTTCCAGAAAAGTTTTGGGATAAAAAAGACGGACCAGATGTAGAAGGTATTGCAAAAGGTTATACAGAACTTGAAAAAGCATTTCATAAAAAAAATAGTAAAGCACCAGAGTCCTACGATTTAAAAACTCTAGAAGAAAAAGGTATTGATCAATCTGATCCAGAAGTTGAGTTTGCGTCAAGTTGGGCGAAAGCAAATAATATCTCGCAAGAATCGTTTGATGAATTAGTGAGTAAGATAGCAGAGATCAGAGGAGAAAGCATACAAGAACAAGAAATCAATGAGAAAGAAGAACTCGCTAAGCTCGGTGAAAATGCAAACGAAAAAATTCAAAGCATGGTGAATTGGGGAAGAAAGCTAGTGAGTCAAGGTATTCTAAACAAAGATGACTTTGAAGAATTTAAAATCATGGGTGGTACTGCTCAAGGTATTCGTATTCTAAATATCTTCAGAGGTATGACAGGCGAAAAAGAAATACCAACAATGACAATGCAAGTCGATGGTTTAGACAAAGACGAGGTGTTATCGAGAGTCGCAGATCCTAAATATGCAACCGATGAAGCATTTAGAAAACAAGTAGAAAAAGATATGATCGAACTTGAGAAGTCAGGTAAGCTATCTAGATAAACGCTAGATGTTTCTTTTTTTCTTGAAAAGCGTGTCAAGATGTTTTATAAATAATTAACCAATAACCTTTTTTGGCTGGTTTGGCTTCTCAGAAATGAGATTGTGTAGGGCAATACCTTATATGTTTGGCTGGATCTTTTTCCAATAACCGAAGCGATTAGTAAACAATTATAACTATTTAACAGGAGTACAATTATGAGTACAGGATTATCAACAGCTTTTATTACCCTGTTTGAAGCAGAGGTAAAACAAGCATATCAAGGCGAATCTGTATTGAATAATAGTGTTAGAATGAGAACAAATGTTCAAGGTTCTACTGTAAAGTTTCCTAAAATTGGAAAAGGTGTATCACAGATTAGAACTCCACAAACAGATGTTGTGCCTCTAAACACAGATTTCAGCACAGTAACAGCCACTATGAGCGATTTTATCGCAGCCGAGTATAGCGATATTTTCGATCAAAGTAAGGTTAACTTCGATGAAAGACAAGAGCTTGCTGCCGTTGTGGGTAAAGCCATAGCCAGAAGGGAAGATCAGATTATCATCGATGTGATGGAAGCAGCTTCACCAGGAGCCACGATTGCCAACACGGTCGTAACTTCGGGCTCTGCGGGGGCTTCAGATCTTAATATTGGAAAAATTATTGCAGCAAAAAAAGCTATGGACGCTGCTAATGTTCCCCCAACAGATCGTCATGCAGTTGTTCATGCGAACAATATTGCTGGACTATTAGGAGATGAAAGGGCAATCTCTGGTGATTTCCAAAATATACGAGCATTAGTACAAGGTGATATTAATACCATGATGGGATTTCAATTTCATGTTGTCGGTGATCGTTCAGAAGGCGGGCTTGCCATCGATGGCAGCTCAGATAGAAACACATTCTTTTATCACAGATCAGCGATTGGCTGTGGCGTAAGTGTCGCACCAAAAGTCGAGGTCAACTATGTGCCTGAGAAAACTTCGTTCTTAGTAAGTGCGATGTATTCAGCTGGTGCAGTTGTGATCGATACTGAAGGTTTGATAAAAGTAACTTGTAGAGAATCATAGGAGGTAAATTATGGCATTCGCAAGAGCGGGATGGAATCCTATTGGTGGCATGAGTAAAAGAGGGTCTGCTCCACAAATTTGGAGTTATACCACTACTGATAATCTAGCCACTATGAATACTGAAGGATATTTTAATTCGGTATCTGATGAAGTAAAAGTCGGTGATCTAATTTATGTTCATGATTCAAACACACCAACTGCATCTTTAGTCGTTGTATTAAGTGTAACGGCTGCTGGCGTGGTTGATGTGAGTGATGGAACAGCACTTAGTGTAGCTGACTCTGACTAAATTATAAACTGTGGAGAGCTTCGGCTCTCCACTTTTATTTAAGGAATTATTATGGCAACGGGAGATAATCAGGTAAGCATAGCAAATCAAGCATTACTTCTTCTCGGTGCTGATACGATTGCTAGTTTTTCGAATGGTACAGCGATCGGCAACGCTTTAGATATTATCTATCCTAAAGTAAAAACAACAACCCTTGGAATGTATCCTTGGACATTCACTCTTAAAAAAGCAGAACTCTCAAGATTATCTACTGCTCCTACAGCACATTTCTTATATCAATATAAACTACCCTCTGATATGATTAATAGTGTTCCCAGATCAGTTTATAATTCTAGTGATCGAGGAGCTGCAACAATAAGAGATTGGCAAATACAAGGCGAAACATTATTAACCGATAACACACAAATCTTTGTAGATTATCAACAAGACATAGTAGAAGGTAAACTTCCTGTATATTTTACTCAATTACTTGTTTATATGTTGGCGTGGAATCTAGCAGAAACAATTACAGATCAGACAGAAAAAGGAGCATACTATAAACAGATTGCATTAGGCGGAGCAGCCGATAACAACAGAGGTGGATACTTTCGAACCGCTATCAATTTAGATGGTGCGGGTGAAACTCCCCCTGTTATTGCGCAATATCTGTTAACTGAAGTGAGAGGAGCATGAGCAGAATTGTTCAGTATCAATCTTCATTCACTATGGGCGAGTTTGATCCACTTGTTAAAGGTCGAGTCGACATTACCCAATATCAAGCGGGGTTAGAGAAAGCAACCAATGTGGTATGTATTCCGCAAGGTGCAATAGAAAGACGACCAGGACAACAATTTTTACTTGATGTATCTTCTGATTTAGGAGGATCGTTTACTGCGCAACAAGGACTTCGTTTGATTCCCTTTGAGTTTTCAAGTGTTGATTCGTTTATGTTAGTATTTGTTAAATTATCTACGAGTGCTACCAACAACGCCAAGATGTTTGTATTTAGACAAGGCGTATTGCAGACCAATATAAACTCAAGTGGTAATAATTATTTAACTGTATCGTTAGGCGATATATCATTCGATGCCATAACCTTTACACAATCTGCGGACACGTTGATTCTTATGCATGAAGATTTAGCTCCGCTATCCATTGTTCGAGGAGCAAACAATACTACATGGACAGCAAGTACAATATCAATCACTTCGCCAAAGTTTGCTTTTACAAAATCTGTATCTGAACCCGCTGCGAATATAACACCCTCTTCTATTGATGGTACTGCAACCATATCAGCATCGGCTAGTATTTTTTCTAGTGGTAATGTCAATCAATATATCAACGTCAAGAATGGATTCGGCAGAGCAAGAATTGTAGAGTTTGTGTCAGCCACATCTATAAAAGTAAATGTAGAGATTCCGTTCTTTAACACTTCTGCTATATCAAATGGTAATTGGGAACTTGAAGCGGGATACGAAGATGTATTTTCAGCAACTAGAGGGTTTCCAAAAACAGGGGTCTTTCATGAAGGACGATTATATTTTGGTGGATCTAAGAGTTTACCTAACGCTTTGTTCGGATCAAAGGTATCTGACTTCTTTAATTTCTTAGAAGCTGAAGGTTTAGACGATGACGCTATATTCGCTATACTTTCTTCTGATTCTGTAAATGCTATTACGGGTATTAGATCAGGAAGAGATTTACAAATATTTTCGACAGGTAACGAATTTTTTGTCCAGCAATCAGAAGGACAACCTATAACGCCTGGTAATCTAACAATCAAAGCTGCGACCTCGTCTGGATCAAAACCTAATATTATGCCTGTATCGGTTGAAGGTGGTACTATTTTCTTACAACGATCAGGAAAAGCATTACGAGAGTTTTTATTTAGCGATGCAGAATTGTCGTATCAATCAAACAATATATCGTTGTTATCAAGTCATTTGTTAAAAAGTCCTGTCAAGATTGCATTTAGAAGAGCAACCTCCACGGATGACGGAGATTTACTTATGATCGTCAATGGTACTGACGGAACGATGGCAGCGTATTCGATACACCGATCACAAAAGGTTGTAGCTCCAAGTGAGTTTATAACCGATGGTACATACGAAGATTGTGCGGTTGATATTGATGATATCTATGTGATTGTTAAGAGAACGATCAATAGTAATACAAAACATTATATAGAAAGGTTAGACGATGATAGAACTACTGACGCTTCTTTTCAGCTTTTTGATGGGAGTTCTGATGGCAATAAGCCTACCTCCACGACAGTTTCAGGTCTTAGTCATTTGGAGGGAAAAACTGTGGAATGTGTTCGAGATGATATTTTCTTGGGTGAAAAAACTGTTTCGTCAGGACAAATAACAATCGATCAAGTTCCAACAACGTATGTTGAAATAGGTTTACATCATGATGTATTAGCGAAAACATTACCAGCAGAACCCAGACTTGCTTCAGGTACAATGGTCGGAAGAAAAAAAAGAATAGTAGCGGTATCTCCTGTTTTAAATCAAACACAGAATATTGCTATTAATGGGAACGAGGTAAGTCTAAAACAGTTCCCCTACACTCTTGATTCTTCTGAAACATCATTTACAGGACGAAAACGAGTAACTCCGTTATTAGGTTATGACGAGGAAGCTCAAATATCAATCACTCAAACGAAACCATTATTTTTCACATTGTTAAGTTTAGAGTATAGCGTAAGTGGTAGTCAATGAGTTTTGGTTCTGTAATTAGTGCGGGTATTGGGTTAATCGGTTCTGCTTTGCAGTACCGATCTTCTGTTGCTGAAGGAAGAATACAACAACAAATTGCAGAAGCTCAAGCTCGTAATGAACGACTCAAAGGACGAGTTGAAGCAGTAAAAGCACAAGAATCAGCTAATGAAATACTTAGACGAACAAAAAGAGCATTAGCATCAAACATTGCCAGAGGATACTCAAGTGGTGTATTGCCAGAGGTAGGATCGGCAGCGGTGTTCTCTGAACAACAAGTCTTACGACCAGCAGCATTAGATGTTGGTATATTAGATCAAGACGCTTTCTTAGCTATTGAACAATCAGAACGTCAAGCAAGGAATTTAGAATACAAGGGTCGTATGGCAGCAAGACAAGCTCAAACTGCTGCACTCGGTAATCTAGTTATGTCAGTTGCACAAGTTGGATTATCTGGTGCTTTTAGTGGATTAGGATCTTCTAGTCCGACTTCTACTCTTCCTGTTACGCCTATGGCTAGACCAACAATTCCAGTACCCATTGGAGGTTCACTTGCTCTCAACGCTTCACAAATAAATACTGCTGGTAATATCGCATTGAATAGAGCTGTCAATCCTATGTTTGTAGGACAGACAGGTCCTCTAAGGGGAGGTGTCTATAATACTGCTGGTGGAGGTTTGATATAATGGCTGAAAGAGTACGATTAAATAGATCAATATTAAGTTCGAATTACAGACCAAGTGCTGCAACCGAGGTAGGTTTATTAGAACAACAAGCTGCTGGTCAGAGTCAGATCACACAGTTACTCAATACTATGTCAGGTTTTTTTTACGATCAAATGGCTGAAAAGGTTGTAGAAGAAGGAGAGATGTATGGTGCGACAAATCCAATTACTATGGAGGAGTTAGAGAAAGCATCGCAGACAGGAGAAGATCCTACAAAAAGACTTGGGTATGGAACAAGAGGTAGAGCTGCTAGAAGCACAGCATTTCAAAGTGTAATGGCAGAAATAGAACTACAAGCGACAAGAGATTATGCACAATTTATAAGTCAGGCAAAAACACAAGATTTAGATCCGCAAGAGGTGGCTGATGGTCTTGATGCTATATCACTCGGTTATGCTGATATTTTAAAAAATGTAAGTCCAACAGATCATATTAAACTGAAAGGCACATTGTCGCAAACAACAGGCGGTTATTTTAAAAGTTATATGAGCGACTTTATTGATGCAGAAACAAAAAAACAACAAGGGCTTGCTGCTGTAATACTTAGTAATATCCAAGCAAACATACCTACTAAGATAGATAACATTCTACTTGATCCCGCCAAAACACAAAGTCAGATTGAAAGCGATCTTGCAGCACTTAGAACAAATACTATTATTGAATCGCAGACAGTAGCAATAACTAGAGGAGAATATTCTGCTCCACAAATCACCAAACTAACTGAAACAGTTAACAAAGATTTTATGAATCATTATGAAAGTAAAATTATTAGTTATACCTTACAAGCGGGGTTAGCAAGAGAATACTCTAAAAGTATCATTAAAAATAAAACAACAGGCAATCCTCGAATTGATGCTTTACTCAAAATGTTTACAGCCGAGGATAAAATTAAATTAGTTTCTAACTTACGATCAGCAAGACGAGATGAACTGCAACTTGAAGAAGATGAGAACGATATAGATAAAATCGAAAACGAAACAGCAATGAACAATGCACTAGCGAATATGAAGATTGCCATAGATAAAAACGATCCTAAACTTTACGATGATAATCTTAAAAGAGCAACATCGTTAGATTCTAGCGACACAAGACTTATCGACATTAAACAAGACAGAGAAAGGTTTATGGGTGTAAGAAGAAAAAGTGATGCACAAACTTTAAGAAGACTTAAAAGACAACTTAACGATGGATCGTTAACTATTAGAACCATTGATGATAATAGGTTTTTACTAAGCACAGAAGACATAGAAGATCTTGAAAAAGATTTAAATACTTATGAAAAAAGTAATATCGAATTAGAGCTTCTAAATACAGAGCAATTATTTGGTATTATTGAACAAGAAAATATTGACGTTGATCATCCAAATTATAAACAAAATCAACTGCTCAAAGCAATGAGAAAAAAAGCATTAGCAGAGTTAAGAAGAAAAACAGAACTTGGAGAAAGTTTTGATGCTGCCACTTATATACGAGATCAAATAGGTGAAGTCGAAGAAAAGATTAATAAAATTGTTGAGGACGATACACAACAAACTCTCAGACTTCAATATGACCTTTTTAAAAAAGCATTTAATAAAGCAACCAATAGGCGATCAGCCAAATTAAATCAAGAATTTTTAGAAAACATAAAGGAGTTAGATGAAATAGAACAACTGAGAGACATGCTTAGTTACAGAAGAGATAACAAAGATAGATTTTCGAAAAAGTTTTATGGTGATGAAGGGGGAAAAAACCTAGATAAGTTATATGACAACTTACTATCAACGACAATGAAATATTTGGAAGGTAAATGATGACTAAGGATATTTTTGATTATATTGAAAATAGCAGAAGAATGAGATCGTCAGGTGTTGATCTTGAGTATTATCAAGACGAACAAGGTTTGGTTGATGTTAGACCTTATGTAGAACCTACACTATTAGAAAATATCGGAGAGGGTTTAGAACGAGTGGCGGGAACAACCGCAAGTTTAGTACCTGGAGCTATTGGAGCAACATTAGGACTACCTACAGATCTTGCTAGTTTGTTTGTAAGTATTGGTAAATCTGTCGGTGCAGAAGATGGTAAGAAATTAGAAACATTTGCAAATACCTTTGAAACATTATCAAAAGAAAATTATGGATCACAGTTTTATAAAGGTTACTTTGATAACTTTATTGATGATTTAAAAATTTCAGATCAAAAGAAAAAAGATTTTAAAGCTGGGTTTGTTGGCGGAGAGTTTTTGGGTGTTGGTAATATAGGAGGACAAGCAGCCAAGAAAGCTCCCGCAGTTGCCAAGAGTATAAGAGAAACATCAGAAGAAGTCGGAAAAGCTGCACAGAAAAGAGTAGCTGAGAATCAAGGTTCAATGACTATGTCGAGTATGGGTGTGGGTGAGATGAGTAACATGGTTAATAAAGGTTTATCTAAACTAGCTCCCACAGAAGGCAAGGTTGTAAACCTAAAACCAAAAGTAGATCGTCTTAACTTTTACTCTAAAGCAGAAGAAGTAACTAATCAGTTAAAACAGAATAAAGGCACAGGACAACAGTATCGCCAACAATTACTTAAAGCTGGAGTAAAACCAGATGAGATAGAATGGCTAGGACTTGATGATGTTCTTAACAAAGGCAAGATTACGAAACAAGAACTACAGGATCAGATCAATGCAAACAGAATAGAATTAGATGAGGTAGAGTTGTCTGGTGATGTTGATGAGTCAGCAACTATTGGAATGGGGAGCAATTTTGGAAATTTAAGACAAAGGTTTTTAGGAGGTGAAAAAGAAAATTACACAGTTAATAATAAAGGAACGGCTGTTTTTACATTTGTTGATCCTGAAACTAAATATATTATTACAGGAAATAATGACCAAGGATATGAGATATTTAGATCAGAAACAGATATGAAAGATGGTAAAAATTATTTACAGAGAAACTTTGGAAGGGGTAGGCAAAGTATAGGATCATTTGACGAAGCTGTAATACAAGCTGAACAAATTATGGTAGAGGAAGGTCTTATTGACCCACCAACAAAATTTACAAGGTTTGGGGAATTCACAGAACCAGGCGGAGATAATTACCGAGAGTTTTTAATTAGATATGATGATCCTAAAGTGCAATTTAACGAAAGTCATTTTGATGAATCAAATGTCATTGCTCATTTTAGAACAAAAGATAGAACAACAAGCGATGGTAAAAAAGTATTTTATATAGAGGAGATTCAATCGGATTGGGGTCAAAAAGGTAGACAAAGTGGTTTTAAAAAACCAGAAAGAAAAATGGTAGAAATATTAAATAAAAGAAAACAAGCACAAAAAAAATTAGATGAATATGAAAAAATAGTTAATGATTCTGGTGAAGATTTAGCGGGTAAAGATTTAGATGAAGCAACTTCATTAAGAATGTATTTGCAACAAACTCAAAATTTTGTAGTTGACAATGACAAAAAAGTTTTTAAAGCACCATTCATAACAGATACAGATAAATGGACACAGCTAACTCTAAAAAGAATATTATCTAAAGCAGTTGATGAAGGTTACGATTTTGTATCTATAACTCCTGGCAAAGCACAAATGGATAGATGGAATGATGAAGGTGTGGCTAAATTCTATGATGAGATTGTTCCAAAGAATGCAGAGAAGATTGTTAAGAAGTTAGATAAAAATGCTATACAAAAAGACAAAGAAATAACTATTGGAGTACAAACATCACTATCAAGCGGGGATACACCATTTTCATCTACACGACCAAAGAAAAGATTTAGCATAGAACTAACACCACAGCTTAAAGAAAAAGTAAAAAAAGGAATGGCGATGTTTAGTGCAACGCCACTTGTTGTTGGTCAGGAGAACGAGTAATGGGAATTAAAAACATATTTAGTTATTTAGCTAAACAAGCAAGCAAAGCAGAAGAAACACAAAAGGAGGTAAGAAAATTTTCTGCTCCGCAAGACAGTCTAACACCAGGAGCAAGGGGAGAAATAATTGTTAAAAGTGTTAGCGAAGATGCTGTTGATGCTTTAAATAAAACACTTGTTGCTCGTGGATATAAAGGCAAAGGATTAGATTTTACTAAACTTACTAACAAAATACTTGGTCGGGATGGTACTACAGTAAATGTTACCGATCTTATGCAAAAAATTAAAATACAAAACAAAGAACTCTTTGATTTTTTAAAACGACCACGCCAACCCATAGAAGATATGGTTAAAACAGTAATGACCGAAACAGCAGATAAAACAGGATTTACAGATGTAGCATATAAAATTATGAGTAGAAAAGTCGGCACTATATTGCCTGTGGAAGATATGATGAGTGGTTTAATCCTGACACTACAACTAGGACAAGAGCTTGAGCAAAAAGCCAGAAAAATTCGTGATATACCTAGAACAAACATGGCTCTTAAAAAAAGTGAGTTTAAAGAATTTCAAAGTTTACTAGCTATACAGATTAATTTGATGGGTCAAGTATCAGGATCGGTGTCAGAAGTTGGTCGGTCGCTTGGAGCAGTATCTTCCGTACAAAAACTAAGAAATATAAATCTTAAACAGTATAGAGATGAGCTTAATGATTTTATGGAAAACTTAGATGAAGATCTTATTGATTATTCTACTGAAGCATATTTATCGCTTTCACCAGCGGGAAGAGCTGAATTTGCAAGAGAACATAAGGCTTTAAAAACTTACGATGCAGTAATGGAATTATACATAAATGCTATCTTATCAAGTCCTGTTACTCATGTTGTCAATATTGCGGGTAATGCGGGATTTCAAATCTTACAAACAGCAGAAACAGGGTTAGCATCAGTTATAGGAAATGCAAGAACTTTGGGTGGTAGACTAGGAGATGTGAACGATAGAGTTTTGTCAGGATCTTTTACAGATAAAAATTTTGCAAAAATTGAAGTTAATGGACAAACAAAATTTAGACCAATACCTAGTGGAGAAGCATCCGCAGAAGCGTTTGGTATGATGTATGCTCTAAAAGATGCTTTTAAGGGTTTTGGATCTTCATTAGTAACGGGAGAAGCTGGGGATTTTATGACCAAGATTGATTTGAAAAATCCTAGAGCAATCGGAAGCACCAATAATATAGCACAAGTTTTAGACAGTATAGGAAATATGAAAGGGTATAAAGATGCTTACGCTCCGTTAGTTGATATACTTGGAATATTAGGAAGATTGCCAGGACGTTTTCTCGGCGCAGAAGATGAGTTTTTTAAAGTAATATCTGAACGAGCTGTAATGTATAGAGAAGCATATAGAGATGCCATGATTACATATCAAACTGCAAGAAGGTCAGGAGAGATTACAAAAGACCAAGCTAGACAATTAGCCGAGGATAAATTTACAAAAGGTATTTTAGAGCCATCGGAGTCAACAAAAGATTTAATGAGTCAAGAAGCACTTGTAAGAACATTTCAAGGCAATCCCGAAGGAATCTGGTCGAGCTTTGTAGGATTGTCAAACATACCAGGTTTTAAAATTATTGTGCCTTTTAGTAAAACACCAACCAATATTATTAAAGAAGCATTTGATAGAACTTTAAATTGGTCGCCTATATACAGAACTATTATGAACGCTGATCCTAACCTTAGAGCGTTAGATCCTTTTGGAACTACGCCTATGCGAGGTAAAGAATTTGATAAGGCAGTATCTAAGTTAATGATTGGCAATGGCACATTTGCTATGATGGCGTTACTTGCTTCTGGATATTTTGGAGATGATATTGTGGTTATGGGATCAGGACCTAAAGACAAAAAGGCAAGAAAGTTTTTAGAAGGTGCGGGTATTTCACAATATTCAATTAATTTTAAACAAGCCGATGGAACATATAAAGGATACACATTTTCAAGGTTTGATCCAATGTCTGCTGTTTTAGCAATGGCTGCTGATTACGCTTATTACGCTCACAATTCAGATGCAGATTTATTTGAGTTAGAAAATTTATTTAAAGCGGGAAGCTTGGCTTCTGCTGAATATGCTCAAAATATGCCATACCTTCAGGGTGTTTCTGAACTTATGATGGCTGCTGGTAATCCATACGCAAGTCAAGAAGATACTTTTCAAAGATTTGGTAAATATTTTGGAGAGCAATTAACATCTGTCGGAACAAATGCTATAGGGCAGTTTGGTGGTATTGGTTTAGATACAATGGTCAATACTCCTTTAAGTTATTTTTCTGATTTTCAATTAGTAGGTCAAACAAGTTTTAGAGCAACTCTTGAAAGATTACAAAATCCAAATGCTTCTAATACCATGTTAAACGAAGATCAATTAGCTACTCTTGAGTATGTTCCATTCCCCTCTTTTGTTGAGGGATTTTATGTTGGACTTAATAGAGCAAAATCAAGAAGCCCAAGTTTCTCAGATGATTTGTTGCCAGGTTTAAACTTTTGGGGAGAAACAAAACAACAAAGCAACGGAGTAAATTACGAAGTAGTTTCCCCTATAAAAGTTACAAATCCAGATTTTAATGATGTAAACGAATTTTTAAGAGATTTATCTGATACAGTTGGAATTTTTAAAGATCATCCTAGAACAATAGAAAGAGTAAAACTTAGCGATGCTCAATATAACGACTTTGTAACTTTTATAAATGAAAGTAATTATATTGATAAAAAACGACATTTAGGTAGCGATGATAGAGGTTACAAAGTTACAAAAAATTTACTGAACTTAATCCAAAAAGAAATTGCTGATCCAGATTTTTTACTTCAAAGAGAGACCGATCAGTTTAACGATTTAAACTCTATACTTTCAAATGCAAGAAAAAGCGGTACAGAATTGTTGTTAAAAAAATATCCTGAATTACAAATCAAAATAGACAACTTGAAAAACTAATGTTTGAAATTAATCGATATATAATGTATAAAGGGTAGAGGTAAGGTTTATGGCGACATTTGATATTAATGATACTAATAGGCGGATTCAGTATACGACTAACGGATCGCAAACATCTTTTGCATTTTCGTTTCAGATCAATGCGGATTCCGAACTAAAAGTTATACTTGGCGAAACAACTCAATCTTTATCGAGTGATTATACTGTGAGCATAGCCACCAATGGAACGGGAACTGTTAATTATTCTTCAGCTCCTACGTCAGGACAGAAACTTACCATCCTCGCCAACAAACCTTTATCTCGAACAAGTGCATATAGTACAGGAGCATCCTTTACCGCTGCATCATTAGAAACAGATTTTGATAATACGATCATGGTGTTACAACAGTTTGAAGAAAAGATAGATCGTACCTTGCAGCTACCAGAATTTGTAACAGGATCAACCGCACCAAGTTTAACTGTACCTTACAATGATACGACCTCTAACAATGCTAACAAAGTTATTGGCTACAATACCGATGGAACAGATCTGACTTTACTAAGTAAGGGAATAAGTACAGTTTCTTTAACAACGAATACATTATCTGCGGGATCAAGTGCCACAGGATCGGCAAGTGTGAGCGGTGATCAATTAAATTTAACATTAGGTATTCCGACAGGAGCAACGGGCGCTTCGGGAAGTGATGGAGCAGACGGAGAAGTATCTGCGGGGTTTGCAATAGCAATGAGCATAGCATTATAAAGGAGAATATATGGCACAAAATTTTAGAAGATTTACGAGTAATAATGTAGGCACAGGAGCAACAACAGTTTTGACCGCTAACTCTTTTGATACTATTGTTGGCATAAGTTTGGCGAATGTAACGACTTCTGCAATTACAGCTTCTTGTTATATTAATGATGGCAGTAATGATATTCATTTAGTAAAGGATGTATCTATTCCCTCTGGATCAGCATTACAAGTCTTGGATGGTGGAGCAAAGTTTGTTGTTCAATCAGGAGATGCTTTAAAAGTAATTTCTGACACCGCTTCATCGCTTGATGTGTGGGTTTCTGTGGTAGATGCAATAAGTACATAATATGGGATATATCGGACCAGCACCAACAACTTCATTTCAATCGTTTGTAAAGCAAGATATTACAACTTCCGCTACAGCAAATTATACACTTTCTCAATCGGTAACAAATGCAAATGAATTAAGAGTTGTTCTTAATAATGTAATACAAGAGCCGACAACTGCGTACACAGCTTCTGGCACTTCATTGACTATGGCAAGTGCTTTGACTAGCTCTGACGATCTCTATGTTGTTTATATGGGTAAGGCGGTGGGAACAGTAAATCCAGCAAGTGGTAGTGTAGGTACGAGTGAATTATCAGCTACAGGTACAAAAGATGCTACAACATTTTTACGAGGTGATAATAGTTTCGTTGCACCTTCATTTGGTAAAATATTACAAGTAGTACAAACTGCTAAAACAGATACTTTTACTTCATCAAGTTCGTCATTTACAGATATAACTGGACTTTCGGTTGCAATAACACCATCAAGTACATCTAATAAAGTAATGGTTATAGTTCATACAAATACTTCTACTGCCAGTGGTAATAATGCATTATTAAGATTATTAAGAGGAAGCACAGTAATTGCGGCTGGGGATTCTGCTGGTTCAAGACCACTTGCTTTTGCTCAAACAAGAGTTAATGACACAAATGCATCTTTGGCTTCGTCAGTAAATTTTTTAGATAGTCCTAACACAACTTCTGCAACAACTTATAAAGTTCAAATGATGAGTCAAAGTGGTACAGTAGCAATCAATCGCACAAATGCAGATAGTGATTCATCGGTGATAGGAAGGACTATTTCTTCTATAACTGCAATGGAGGTAGGAGCATAATGGATTTACATAAAGCCATACGAGCAATACATAATTCAGCAGTTTCTATTAATGGTGATACAGAAAAAACTATTGTTGCAAAAGACAAAGATGGTAAATTAGTTACTATTGATTGGACTAAAGTAAAAGCATGGAAAGACCCTAATGAATATCAATATAAACGAGCAGATGAATATCCAAGTATTGTAGACCAATTAGATGATATATATCATAATGGAATAGAGGGTTGGAAAAAAACAATAAAAGCCGTTAAGGATAAATACCCAAAGGAATAGATTATGCCATTAAGTAAAATACAAGCTGAATCAATGAACCTCGCAGATACTTATGCATTTACAGGTACAGTAAGTGGAGCTGGTAATTTGGTTAAATTAAACACAACTGATATTACTACTAGCACAGCATCTTTAGTATTTAACAGTTCATTGATTACAAGCACTTATGATAAGTTTGTTATGGAATACACTATGTTAAAACCAATCACTGATGGGACATACTTTAGAGTAAGAGTTTCAGCAGATAATGGAAGTTCTTTTATTACTGGAACTTATAATTATGGATATAGCACTACAAGATTAGGTGCGGCTAGTCATACAGGCAGTGGTTCTGGTAAAACAGATTATGCTCGTTCTGATTATCAATGGGGGAATGAAACAAATACTGCTGGACATGGACAATGGATTTTAGAGGGATTCAATGATTCAAGTGCCTATTATACAATTTCTCATATTTTTGTAATTCGTAACTTTAATAATGCATGGTATTATGTACGAGAAGCATGGGGGATTGATAATACTGCAAATCCTAATTATGCAGAATGGACTTTTAGTAGTGGTAACATAGCAGACGGAACATTCACTTTATATGGGATAGCAAAATAATGCCCTATATCGGAAAACAACCTATAACAGGAAACTTTATAAAGCTAGACAACATTACTGTTGTTAATGGTCAAGCTGCCTATACGATGCAAAAAGACTCTGTTAATTTTAGTCCCGCTTCTGCCCAACAAATGTTAGTGAGTCTAAATGGTATAATACAAAGTCCTGGTAGTTCATTCACAATTTCAGGCAGCACCCTGACATTCGCCAGCAACCTCAGCACGGGCGACGTCATTAATTTTATAATTGTATTAGGTGATGTTTTAAATGTGGGCACAGTCAGCGACGCGACCATCACGAATGATAAGTTAGCTACTGCACCTACACTTATATCAAAAGGTGCTGGTAGTGATTCAGGGGCAATACAATTAAACTGTGAACAAAATACTCATGGAGTTAAGATTAAAGGACCTCCGCACAGCGCAGCGCAGTCATATACATTAACTTTGCCGAGCACAGCACCAAGTGCAAACAAAGCATTAATTACAGATGGTAGTGGTAATCTATCTTTTGGTAGTGCGGGTGGTTTGGTAAAATTAAATACAACAGATGTTACATCAGCACAAGCAACTGTTACATTTGACAACACAGTAATTACTGATACTTATGGTAAATATTTTATTGAATATGAGGGAGCAAAACCTGTAACAGATAGTGTATATATTAGGTCAAGATATTCTACAGATAATGGTAGTTCTTTTCTAACAGGTACATTTCAATATGGTTATCATCATGCACAATTAGGTTCTGGTAGTCATGGTGGTAGTGGTACAACAAAATCTAATTATGCTGAAAATTCATTTGCTGCTGGTAATGATGCTAATCATGTACTTACTGGTAATTATCGTATTTCTCATATGAGAGATGCAAATACTCATTTATCAATAGAACACAATTATATTATTAAACAAGCTAATAATAATATGTATGCTGTTAAAGAAGGTTATATATTAGAAGATACTTCTGTAATAAATTACATAGAATTTAGTTTTAGTAGTGGCAACATTGCTGATGGAACATTCACCTTATTTGGAGTAGTTAAGTAATGGCAATAATTAGAGCAAACAATAATACACTTAGTTCAGTAACTGCATTACCTACTGCGATTCCAACAGGAAGTTTGGTAAAACTTGCAACAGCAAGTGCATCTTCTAGTTCAGAAGTTGCTTTTGACAATACAGTTTTTACATCAGATTATAAAAGTTATATGATTAGAATTAATGATTTTATTTTATCAACTAATGCTAATTTTCATTTTGCTGATTCTCCAGATAATGGTTCAACATTTTCTTTTACAAGTAAACAAGGTAATTTTTATGTAACAATAGGTGCATCTGGGTACAATGCTAGTTATGGTTCAAATACTAATTTACATTCATTTGAGGGGTGGGTTCACGATACAAGTGGCACAGCTAAAACAAATTATTTAGAACTTTATTTACCATACTTTACACAACCACAAGTTAATAAACTTTATCACGCTATTTATTTACATCAAAATAATAATAATAATCCTTATAGGAATTTTTATGCATTTGAAAGTTCATTAACAACAGCACAGAATTATATTAAATTTATGGGTGCAAGTGGTAATATAACAAAAGGTGAATTTACAGTTTATGGAATAACAGAATAGAAAGGAGGTAAATAAA